GTCACGTCCACCTCGTCGCGCATCCTCGAAAAGTGCGGGAGGATGCGCGGCTCGGTAAACTCGACATCAAGGGAAGTTCACTCATACCGAACAACGCCGACAACATTATCTCGGTTTTCCGCAACGTCGAAAAGGACAAGCTCAGGAAGGCCGAAACCCTCACCAAGGATCAGGACTACTCGATGCACGACACGGAGGTTTGTGTTGAGAAGCAACGTGAAACGGGCTGGGAGGGCGCAATCAAGTTGAAATTCAACCGCAAGAACTTCGTTTTCTCTGCGATGGAGAAATAAAATGAAACCAGAAACAAAAAACGCTCGGAGGGAACGGTTACTCGCGCTGGAACACGTGCGGCGAAAATAAAATGAAAAAAAGCGTTGACGGGAATCAACGGGAAGCGTAATCTGACTGCGTTATGAAAAACAACACCTACACAGCCACAATCACTCCAATGGCAATCAACATTTCCATCACGGAAGACGATCAGGAGATCTTCTCACACAAGATTGATATCACCGGCGATCAATTCGATGCGCTTGAAGCAGGCACGCTTGATTCTGATGCATTCACGGTCCCCGGCTGGACACTCTCTGAGATGGAGTGCGACCGCGAATATCGCCACGGCGTAGCCGCTCGCAAATGAGTCGCGGCGGAAAACGAAAAGGAGCCGGACGCAAACCCGGCTCCGGCAAAGGCCGAAAAGCCATCTCGTCATCAATCACCATGCTGCCCGAAACATGGCAGAAACTCGACACCCTGCGCGGGGAGAAAACCCGCTCAAAGTGGGTTCAAGAAAAAGTAACGAAAGCGAAAATATGAGCGACACGCCAAAAACCGACGCAATGGAGGAGATGCTCGGCAGTTGGTTGCCTCCAGAATCCGCGCCACTTGATGGTACTATGATCCTTGGCGACTTTGGCTGGCCGTGGGCGATCCCGACAGTGTGGGATACCTATGATGAACAGTGGTCAGTGGCGACTGTGCAAGCCTCACCGATGGCAGATGGCCCGATGAACTACTGGTTGGAAACCGACACGGAAAACAAAACGCAACTCAAGCGGTGGATGCCGATTCCGTCTTTGTCGAACATTCAAGGTGACTCACAGCCGTGAGCGAAATGATGCTTCAACTTCACGATGAAAGTCCGCCGCTCATGGCTGTTGAGTCCACCGCCTTGTTGGGCGTTGTTCGCTCGGTCTATGAGTCGCAGGATGAAATCCTAAAGGGAATCCAACGGCTACACTGCCCGCAGGGGTTCGAGTGTGACATGACCTATGGCAACGGTGCATTCTGGCGGAACATACCTCGCCCGAAATACTGCTTCGACGTGTCGCCACAGAAACCGGAGGCCGTGCAAGCCTGCTCTATGATGCTGCCGCTAGAGGCTGAAAGCCTCTCAAACTGTGTCTTCGATCCGCCATTCCTGACCTATGTGAAAAACGGGAGGGAGCATAAAGGCGGCAAGGTGGCGATGACTGCTCGCTTCGGTGGATACTACCGATACGACGAACTTGAAGACCACTACCGCCACACAATCAGCGAGGCATGGCGAGTGCTGAAACCGGGCGGCAAGATGATCTTCAAATGTCAGGACATCATCCACAATCACCAAATGCACTGCACGCACTACCGCGTGATAATGATGGCCGAAATCGAAGGCTTCCGGCTGGCTGACCTGTTCATCCTGCCAGCGCGTCACCGGATGCCGGGGCCGCAAAAGGGACAGCAACGCCATGCGAGGGTGTTCCATAGCTACTTTCTGGTTCTCGAAAAACCCACGACGCGGCGACGTGTTTCTTCGCCCAACGCTGCCCATGAGCCACAAGGGAGGAAAGGGCTATGACAACCACGCGTGACGCAATTCCCGCAGTTGGCTCCGTGGGCTTGTTAGATTCTGTAGGGGGCGCGAAACCATGTCTGAGCGAAGCGAAGGAAATATTCTGCCCGCTCGTCGTGGCTTACGGCGGCGGCGTGAACTCAACAGCGATGCTGATCCAAATGCAGCGAGAAGGAATAAAGCCAGACCTGATCCTGTTCGCGGATACCGGAGGCGAGCGTCCAGAAACCTATGAAAGCGTGATGGCGTTCGACGTGTGGCTGCAAACGCACGGAATGCCGGGAATCATCACAGTGAAACACTCAAGCAGGAAATGGGGAGATAAGACGCTTGAAGAAGAATGCTTGCGCACCAAGAGCCTGCCATCAATCGCGTATGGCTACAAAAAATGTTCTCTAAAGTGGAAGAAAGCCCCGCAAGACAAATATGTGAACAATTGGCAACCGGCAAAAGACTGCTGGAAGGTTGGCGGGAAAGTAAGGAAGGCAATCGGCTACGACATCAGCGAGGAACGCAGGGCGGGAATCCCCGACGATGACAAATACACCTACGAATATCCGCTGATTGACTGGATGTGGTCACGATGGGCCTGTGAGGATGTATGCAAGGAGGAGGGAATAATCGTGCCAAAATCAAGTTGCTTCTTTTGCCCGTCGATGAAGAAAAAAGAAATCATGGGACTTCCCGACGAGCTAAGGAAACGGGCCGTAGCAATGGAAGATAATATGGACATGACGCCACGGCAGATCATTGTGGACGAGGAAAACGGACAGGTCAGCGTGGCGAAATATCCGAGCGTGATGGGACTCGGCAGGGCTTGGGCGTGGCGCGATCTATACAAGCAGGACAAAGCACAGGGGAAGCTATGTCTCTTCCCGGATGAACGAATCGAACAAGATTGCGGATGCTATGACGGATGAAAAACTCAATGGAGCGGTAGCTCCGCCATCTCCTGAATCTAACACCGGCGATGACCTGCCGCGCTCTGGCGGTTAGGTCCATCGCTCTGTTCGCATGAATTATTTTGAAAATAGTTGTTGACGAAATTCAAAACCGGGCGTAGATTGATCTCGTTATGAAAAACATCCGACCAGCCCACCGCCTATTCTCGCCCACCACCGGGCGGGAATTCTTCCCGCAAATCTCCGGCATCGTGGCCGGAGCCACACCAGCACTTGTCGCCGGACTCACCGCCTATGACCCAGGCGTCAGCCGTTGTGTCGGCACTATCGCCGGTGCATGGATCACCGCAAAGGGAGACAAGATCGACCTTGTGGTATTGGTCGAAACCGGCGACCCGGACGGATGTGAGTGGATGGAGTGGGTGGCCGTGAATTCCTCTGCCGCCGAGGCACGCGGCCAAAAGGTAATCGACCAAATGGCCGCTTACGCTGCCGACCAACCACGCCGGGATGCCGAATACGCCGCTCGCGTAGCTACGGCACAGGAAAAGCCGAAAGCGTCAACGCCAGACACCGGAGCAAGCTATCGGGAGCAGGGTGATCCGCGCCACCCAGATAAGTACGATTCACTGAAAGCCGCCCGCGAATGGGCGGAAGACGCCTATCGCTCCGGTGACTCATGGAGCGACGATTGATGCCATGCCTTAAACCACCACCATGAAAATTGTAAATCTTACCCCGCACGCAATCACCGCCGCCGGTCAAAACATCAGCGCCAGCGGCAGTATCGCCCGCGTCACCGTCACCCGGACTCAACGCGGCGATATCGCTGGCATCCCCGGCTTCGTTCCAAAGTTCGGCCCAGTCGAAGGACTGCCGGAATACGATCCCGGATGTGTCTTCATTGTCTCAGCCCTTGTTCGGACTCATCCAGACTGTGTTCACCGTGACGACGTGGCGTCTCCGAGCGCACTGGTCCGCGATGACAAAGGCGCAATCATCGGCTGTGACGGTCTGGATTTCAATTTCTGATTGGCACAACGATAAGCGCCGAAAATCGTCCTCAAAAGATTTCTGAAAATAGTTGTTGCAATACGAAGCCGCTTCGCACATATTGAACCCATGAAAACGAACAACAACGAAGCCCTCTACGAAATCCTCGACTCGATGGAAGTGAAAGTCGCCACCGCCGATTCATTTGACGACGCGATGTTCGCCGCCGAAAAATACGCCCCCGCGATGGTGGTCAAGGTCGCAACCGGAAAGGTGGTCTGGACAGCATGAGCGCCGTTTCCAAATACCTCGCCGCCATCGGGCGGCGAGGCGGTCAGGCCGGGAAAGGCTCGGC